TGTGCTGGATTAGTTCTTGAAACGTTAGCTACTGCATCTGCCACTAGCTCTGGTCTAGTCTGTGCAATTTCTTCTAATTTTTTTAATACGTCGATCATTTCCATAACTTATATCCTTATTGTTTAAAACCTTGTAGTGTTGCCGGGTGTGGATTTCCTTTAACCGGTCCTGGTCCTGGATGTACTGGGGAACCTGCTTTTTTGTCATCCTCACTTGGTGCTATTTTTCCAACTGCGTTGTCTGTGCCTTTTTCTATAGGTGTATTATCTGCTTTGGTCTTCATTAATTCTCTTAATAAGCCCATGTTGTACTTGTCACCTGATAAATCATCTGCTGTTACTTTTTGGTTTGGTGCGTTGTCTTGGAATTTTTGTTCAACGTCTGCTACTTTATTTGCAAAATCTGATTTTTTTGCTACCTGCATAGCGTCCTGGTATTCCTCTGTAGGTTCACCTGGCTTTCTAACAACAATATGTGTTGCTGGAACTCTTAAAATGTCTGAAAGGTATTCCTTCATAACATTTGATGAAGCTGGATAGTTCGTTGTAACATCGTAAATCGTAACGGATTCATTTGATAGCATCGGGAAGTCCAACGGCAGTGTCATGATAGGAGTTTTTTTGCCTGCTGACATCTTAGCCACTTCAAATTTTGCTAATGCTGTTTCCATTCTAGATGCGAAGTCTTTATCAATATTGCCTGCCACCTTGATTTTGTAATCATATGACTTGGCCGCTTCTGTAAGATACTGTGTGAATGTACTCATATGCAATATTTAGCCTTTCTTTAATAGTTTCTTCATTAATTCATTACGGTCAGATATTACAAATCCATCGCTTTCTTCTATGGGAGAACCGTCTTTATTGCCTTCTTTGTCTAGCTTCAGTTTCTTAAGTTGTAGATCCACCATTTTGAGCTTCTTGTCTATTTTAGAGCTTTTGGCATCTATGGCATTCTTTAGGAAATTACTCGCGACCTCGAAAATACGTCCGGAATAACGTGAGTCTACGTTCATGCCCAGGTCCATTAAGTTCTTGTAGCTCTCTTCTGCTTCTACTGCCAGCTTGTCCATTTCTAAATCAGACATATCTCCTAGTCCCTTTACCTGTGGCAGTGATGCCGCAATCTTGTCAAACTCCGCATAGCTCTTCTGTAGGTTTGCCTGTGTCTTTAGATCTAGATTTTTTGCTGAAACAGTGGTACCACCATTGGCGGTCTCTTTCAATTTCTGATCTTTCTCTTTTTTATCCACCTCTTTGAATGCGTCTTTGACATTTGGTAAATTAAGGATGTCTTCTAATTTCTTTGTCATTGTTTTATTTACTTACGCTTGCCGTTGTGGAAAAGTTGGTCTTCTGACACAACCCTAAATCGTAGCTTGTTCTGTTTGGCATAGGCACTTGCGGCCTCCCACTTGGCGTGATTTATCACAACCTGTTTCTTCTTGGCCATGCTTTTGCCGGCCGCTTCCATGGTGGTCTGACTCATGGGTTTAACTTCCACAAGCTCGGCGTGTTTCTTGCTGTTCTTGTCGTTGTACACAATGAAAAAATCTGGCACGTAGACTGTGTATTTGCCCGTGAACGGATGTCTGTAAGGAATTTTTATACTCTCGCTGGCCCACTTGTACACATTAGGATGTTCATCACACAATCTCATGAAAGCATGTTCCCAACTTGATCTGTAGGTTGGAGTTTTTAAGCCAACATACTTGTCAGCATTCTTGGGATAGAATTTGCCCCTCGCGAATCTAGGTAACATTAGTCTATGATGTTTCTTGACACAGTCTCGCTAGTTGCCAGAGTCTGTCTGACTCCTAACCTACTGGATTTGTATCGGTTGGCATTCAATATGATCGTTATCAGTTCGGACAGTTGCACAGGTGACGCCTCGGTCAGTTTGTCTAACAGCTCGTGTGGTCTGATACTGTCTATCTTAGCCTGTGACAATATCACGTATGCAGTTGACTCCGCCGCGGTCCTAGAGAAACCTCTCTTGACGAAAAAACCCACTGTGGTATCATATTCTCCCACATTGAATTGATATTCCGTTTCATAGTTCGTGGTCGTTAGCTTCTCTATGGTCTTGTCAAGATCGTCTTTCTGCTTTGGTGGTAAGTTGGTGTAGAATTCTGCCATTATAGTCCTGCCTTCTCTGTTACTATTTGAACATCTGTTGTTCCTCTTTCAATTTTTATGTATCCTTCTGTGACCAGTTTCCTCATGTCTGTTATGGCCTTGCTGGTGTACACGTTCTTCACGGTATCAGAAGCTCCTGCATACGCTATGTCGGATTCTGCGACAGTCAGCCCTGTACGTGAACCTATGTCCTTGTAGTATAGGCTTGATGCTATCTGATCTCTGATCAATTCATTGTTTGACACAATATTAAATGATTCGTCCGCAGTCAGGAAGTTGACTGTGTCCTGCACGGGATTAGAAATAGCAGTGTTGTTCAGGTTAGTTTTATTGTCATTAGTCCCTCTGGCTGAAGCTATGATGGCTCCCGCCGCCACGGCCGCACCAACAGAGAATCGACCAACTGGATTGGTTATCGATCCTGCCTGTTTGCCTATATCCAGTACACCCTCCTTGGCTATGCCTTTCAACTCTTCCTTGACGTCTCTCTTTTTTATCTTCTTGGCATTGTTGTATGTGTTAGATGCACCCAGTATCGCACCCAGTATGTTTCCTGTCTGTACGTTCCTTATCACTGACCCTATGCCATCTACAACACCGCCTGGTCCAAATATGCTGTTTGTTCCTCCACCCAACACTGATAACGGAGATGGTTCGTTGTCGTAATGCACTGTGGCAAATCCTGGAACATTGTTTCTGTTAATTATTCCTGCCTTGTATATCACTGTCTCGTAGAATATGTTCATGGTGTTCTGTAGTACACCACCGCCATCGGCCGCGTCTAGGTTGTCGTGACTGAATGATCCAATGACAGGATTGACCAATGTCATTGAAGTGAATCTCTTTTTATGTAACACAAATATTTCTATCCCTTTTAGGTAAGGCCGACCACGTGCCGCAGGAGTGTCTAACCCGTATTTGTTCATCCTGTTACCATTACCTTTAGTGTCAATTGAATCGTATAAACTGTCCTTGGTTGCTGATATCTGCAAGTCAGAGTTCATAGACACAGAGTCCGCTATGTGGTACTCGTAGTATTTCTTCCAGAATGCGTTGACAGTGTCTGCGTGATCATCATGAAATGTGATGTTCACTGGTTCGTATTGAATCCTTGTTGACGCATACATCTTCTTGTTGTACTGTACTTTCTCTTCTAAATTTATTCCGTACTTGGGCAGGTCACACGCCTTGACCAACATGTTTAGCTCGTATCTCTCGTTGGCGTTGAATCCATCTACGAACAGGGTCTCGTCTGTGTTGAAAACCACGTGGAACAGGAATTTCTGTTTTGGCATCAACTTGTGATTGTCGTCTACGTACAATCGAGATGCATGCCGGTAGTCCTTCATTCCTGGAAGACCATCTTGGAAACCTTTTAAGAAATTGTTAATGCTTGGCATACTGTTATTTATAGTCACAAAAAAAGCGCCTATAAAGACGCTTTCAGTGTATTAAATGCTAAGTCTAATTTTGTTTATTACTGTCCACCACCTGTTGAAAGTGTACCGATCGTTCTAGCTACTGCTGTTCCAATTCCTGTACCCTGTGGTGTCTGTATCGCATTGTCGTATCTCATAGTCAGTGTGATAGTTACTGGGTCTGATGTTGCGTATGCCAGTGTGTTGTAGTTAACATTCTCAACATAAGCACCGTAAAGTTCCCATGTCTCTAGAACGTTTGGAGTACTTGATCCGTTACCACCGTCTAGCATTTCAATTCTACCTGTGAATTTGTAATCAATACCTGATGCCGCACTTGACTGTTCGAAGAAATCAAACTGTTTCTGTATCTGTTCACCGACCAGTTTGCTTACTGAGTTGTTGACATCATCTCTTAGATTGATTGTGATAGGTTCCCAAGTGTGTTTACCTGCCATGTATACTTTTGAGTTGTACACATCTAGTGTCACTGTGTCAAAAGTCAAGCTGGGTCTTGTCACGTCTATTACTTGTTTTGTTAGTTCTGATCTTGGTGTTGATACTCCAAAATTTTCCAGGACCAATCTGAAACGATACTGGAGTTTTGGCATCAACAGACCTTGTGATGCTGAACTTTGATCGTTGCTTAAAGGTACTGTAAATTTTGATAATGTTGATATTGCCATTTGTTTCTCCTATTTATCGAAAATTAGCTTCCTAATTTTGCAATTTCTCCTGTGTTTTTAATTCTCAACGGTATGTAAATAAATTCAACTGATTTAATTGGTTCAATTGCTATATCCACGTACAGTTCATTTCTGTCTATTCTAGTAGATGTGTTGTTTGTGTCATCGCACACTACTAAGAAGTCAAACAATGCTCTCTGTCCAACTAGTTCTAACAAGAATGATTCGACCGCACCTTTGATCTCGTTCCTTGTTAATTCATCATTTGGTTCAAAGATAAATGGTTTAGCAATGGCATCTAGTTGTGTTCTTAGATACACTGCCAATCTCGAAACGTTGATCCTGTCCAACGCTGAACTTGCCGATGTTTTAGTTAAGTTACCAAAGTTAACTATACCTGCTCCTGCGAAGAAAGTGATTGGGTTAACCTTGACTTCGTGCATTGAATCTCTCACTGACTCCGTCACAGATATTGTTTGGAATTCTCCAGACACTGTATCGATAAAACCAACTGATGTAACATTGTCAACAACACCTCTTCTTGTTCCTGCTGGCGCGAACCATGGGAAAGCTATGTTGTCGTTGTTTGCTAAAGTTCTCATCATCATGTGTGATGCTGGAACTACAATTGATTTACCTGTGTTGTCTGTTGTAAATCCTGATGGATAAAACACACCCAAATAATCATTTGCACTTATTAAACCGTCTTCACCGTTGTCCAATGCCCCTGCCGTGTTGTTGGCCCAGTTTTGGATTGCTGTTGAATTACCTGCTAATCTCAAAGGTGTATCTCCAACTATAAACGCTGTTTCGTTTCTGTCTGTGTTTAGATTGATCATGTTCTGTATTAACTCTGGGTAACCAGGTACAGCAAGTACATTGAAGCCTCTTTGGTCTTCTCTGATTGCTTGGTTAGTGTCGATCTCTGATTTCAGTTGCTCAACGATAACTTTTCTCTGTGCTTTTCTTCCAAAAGATCCAGAACCGTCTGCGTTGTTGCTTGACTTAAGAACCCATCTGTCTGGGTAGTAAGTTGCAACAGATTCGTTGTTGAATCTGATGTTACCCAACCCTGCTGATCCAGAACCTGGATATGCTGTAGTTGTGATGTAACTGTTTTTGTATTCTTTAACATTGTAACCTGAACGTCTAGTGTTCCAAAGCAATATACCCTGTGGGAATAAAGTTGGATCTGGGGCATCCGGGTCTAGGAAACCATCACTCAACAAGTTCTTGATTGTTGAAGGTACGCCTGCCGCTGTTGATGTTCCTGCCACTTTGTCAGTTGATGTGTGGAATCTCGCATCTGCAAAAACTACACCGTCTTCTGTTGTTTGGTCAGCTTTGTCAACTAGCACCCATGCCGCACCAGTTGTTGTAACTGCTACTTGGTTGGCTGTGTTGTTCGAACTGATCGAAGCCGCTGTGTTGTATTTGTAAAGTTTTGGATAGTTTTCTAGGTCACTAGTATCAATCCATAAGTCGTTCGTCACAAGTGCAGTAGCATCTGACTGCGTAGTCGGTGCTGTTGCAGAGAACTGTGGACCATTTGGATCCGTAGTCGAGTATGCTGTTGCATATCCAACAAAAGTTGTTCCGTTGTGTGCCATGATGTCAGCTGATAGGCTAGTGTCATACCATAGTGTGCCATCTGCTGGTTCATTGTTTGGTGAACTTTGCGAAGCTGTGTAACTTAATCTCTTCCAGTTTGAAATTAACAGTCCACTGTTGACTGTTGAGTCAAGCGACTCCCCAGTAGGAACTGTGTACAAGTTGTTGATCAGTGCTGGATTAGTTGACGTGAATGTTCCGTAAACATGTGCTGTTGAGGCAAAATCAAAACCAGCATCTGCCAATGGAGTACCGCCTTCGTCAGTATCTGACAATCTGATGTCACCGCCCAGTACGTGTGTAAGCACGATCTCACCAGTTATTAATTTACTAGCTCTAACGTTTATTAATTCCGTAGTTGATGTAGATAATGCGGAAGCGTTAACTTTAGCATTAACTGCCGCAACAAAATCATCAGCACCTGTTCCACCTAGTGTAACTGTTACTGCTGTACTAAAACCTTCTTGATTTTTTCTTGTCTCTTTAATTGTGAAAGTTTCTGTTGCTGTGAAACTTGGAGAAGTCAGTAAACTTGTTACTGTGGTTGCACCACCTTCGTATCTGAATAATTGGAAGTCTCCAAGATTTGGAGTAGTGTCCAATGCATCAGCCGCCGTCATGCTCTGTTCAGTGACGTTGAATTGTGTGTATAAAGTTCCTGTTGTTAATCCTGTTCCACCTTTTGAAGGATCTATGTTAAAGATCGCTGTGCTGTGATTAGCATGTAATGGAGCCGCTACTGCTGAGAAACTTGCACTAGCTGAAGCATAAAGTTTTGCAACAATGTTAGCACCCGAGTTAGCTGATGTAGTCTTGAACCAAACTGAACCATTTGGTCTGTTTTCGTCTGCAGTTTTCCAAGTAGGTCTGTTAGTGTGTTTGGCCTGTAGTAATTGAACACCATTTTTAACACCTGATGTGATGCCAAGGTCTTCCAACATACCTGTACCTTCGTCAAATCTGATTGTTCCAGTTCCTCCTGCTGAGTCACCTAGTGCTTTACCGTTGTGGAATATATCTAGGTTACCTGTTACTGAGTTAATAGAAGCTGTAACGTTGGTCACGTTACTACCAATTGCTGTTGCAACGTTGGTTAATGTTGTTCCTGATACCGTGATTGTTACACCGTTCATAAGCATAGTCTCACCGTTGACAACTGTTGTTCCTGATGCAACTGATATCGTTGGTAAAGATGTACTCCATGCACTCGATCCAACCTGTACCCATGTGTTACTTGCTGTCTTCTTGAAGATCTTGTTTGAAACGTTTGTTGTGTTGATTGCGTATGATCCAGTTTGTCCGATTGAAGCCAGTGGTGCACCAGTAGAAACACCGCCAACTAACTCACCAACTAGTGTGATTAATATTGGATTAATTATTGTGAACGCTTGATCTGTTTGTGACCATTGGAATAAACCATAGCTAGTTGATGCAAGGTCAAACCAGTATGTTCCGTCTGTTGGTCTTGCTGTAGGAGCCGTTGCACTGCCTAGTAATTCGCCAGTGTTAATATTTGCTCTTAAAACGTAAGCTCTGTTAGCCACACCCAAGAATGAGTAAGCCGCTTGTAGACCGTATTCATTCAATTCATAACCGTGTAATGAATTTCCTGATGCGTCTTTGTAGAAAGTCGGATCTCCGAAAGTCTCTGTTAATTCTCTTTGTGATGAGACCAAGTAAGCAGTGTTGGCGCTGGCAACTGTTGTTCCAGTCGCTGTTCCATCTCCCGCTCCGTTTGTCTTATCCTGTCCTGATGCTACTATGAATAGTGGTGTTGTACCCGCATCTGATGGTACATAAAAGCTCTCGTTTATTACTGAAACTTCTACTCCTGGTGATGTTAAAGCCATTTTTCGTTTTCTCCTTGCAAGTTTAACGTATACAGAGTTATTTATTCAATCATATGGTTTTTACGATATAACTTGCTATTTTCTGGTGCCTATATAGGCGACTTAAATAAGTGTATGGCATACAAGGACAGACCGTTGTGTAAGGAGTGTAAGGCAAAGCCTCGTGCCTATGCTTACAGGAAAGGAACGAAGATCTACTGGCGTAGCCTGTGTGATACCTGCAACAGAAAGAAAGCTGGGAAGAAAGTGGGAGGAATCACGGCCCTGCAGAGATCCGGATACAAGAAACATAAGAAGTGTGAGCTGTGTGGGTTCAGGGCACAGAAACAATCTCAACTGGATGTGTTCTTTGTGGATGGGAGTATGAGGAATACCGCGACTACTAATCTAAAAACTGTTTGCGCCAATTGCCAACGGTTGGGCAGTGTCCGTAGACTTGGGTGGCGTATTGGTGATCTTGTTGCTGACGATTAGATCGTCAACTTGTTGGTGTAATTCTTCCAGTGTTCCGTCGTTCTTGATAACATAATCAAACTCTGATTTTGCCCATGCATATTCTGAAGAGTGAATGCCCGCAGGTTTAATATTACCTTCAACATAGCTTGTAAACCAATCAGGATCTTGTCCTCTTTTTACAAGTATAATTTTGCCTCCGGATTCCTTGATCATCTTGATCTCATTTTCAAATCTTGTATCTGATATCACTGTTGGTTCGCCCTTGTATCTGGCCATGCAACTGTCAATCCATATGCCATCATGCATATTCTGACGCATTACTTCTGTGCCAAAGTGTTGTAGCACCCAACGAGGCGTTACATCTTTATTAAATTTTTTACTCCAAAAAGCATCAGGACGTTCTCTCCATTCTCTGCTTTCGGCTGTCTTGCCTTCCAACATTTCTCTGTCCCAATTGAACATAGAACTTACTGCATCTTTTAAACTTTTTGCGAATGAATCTTTTTTGAAATTATGTTCTTGTACTAGTCTTTCTGCGACTGTGTCTTTGCCAGAACTTATTAAACCTACTATGCCTATTAACATAGACTTATTATACTATTTTTTTAAACGTTTTTCAATCTCTTTTTTAACATCATGGATCTGTGTTAATACCAGCTTACGCATACTTAATTTTCCCTCTTTCAAAGCGTGTATGGCAATGTTCTCTAGGTCATCGACCATGTCGGCCAATTCATCTAGTGTGCATTTGGTAAGTTTTTTGTATCTGTCGTCTATCATGATACTAGTATTTAAAATAATCCACGTAAGAATTTACCGGTAATAGAAGTTAACAAGTAATAGAAGTTAACCAATAATGAAACTTGTTGGACTTCCGCCTTCTTGGAAATTTCCTATGTCTGCTTCGAGTCTTTCCATTTCGGCTTGTCCTTCATTCTTCAATGCATCACCGTTCAGTGTTGTTCCACCTTGTGGTCCTGCTATGGTATTGAATTTTCCTCTTGCTTCTCCTAACATAAGTTTAGATACTGCAAGTGTGTAATCCCTGATCCATGGTTTAGAATAGATGTCCTTGAACAGCGTTATGTCAGGTCTGAAATTGTCAGTGTGCATAAGGACTGTTTCGTCGTCTGCTCTGGGTCTTTGTGTGATAGTTAATTTCTTTGTTGCCACGTCAAAATGGAACTGTATGAAACTACCAAACATCTTGCCTACTAATTCCTGGTATGATGCAAACGCATAGTAAGTTGCCAGTCCACCTGTTGCTCCCGCTTTTAACAGATAGGTGTTTGTGTAGGCCAAATTGAAAGGTTCGAACAGTGTTCCGCCTTCGCCGCCTTCTGTCCTAGATCCAACACTTCTTCTGTTGAGATTTCTAACATTGATAATTTCATCCGGTAAAATATATGTGTTCTGATTCTTTTTTAAAGTAAGAAAAGCATAAGATTCTTCCACAGCGTTTGATGATCTTTGTCTGAATTTGTTGACTGCTCTTTCCAGCGCCGTTTGATAGTGTTTAGGGTCTAATTCAACGTCGATCATACCGTCACCTAGGTTGTTCTTGACGTAATCAAATATTTCCTGTTGTCCTGTTTGTAGTTCCGACATACACATATTTATAGTCGTTGTGCATTCAATAAATATGTATGATATGCCAAGATTGTCCATTTTTAAGCCTGAAAAAGGTAATGACTACAAGTTCTTCGATCGTAACATCAAAGAGATGTTCGTTGTTGGAGGAACTGATCTACACTTCCACAAGTACATAGGCCCCTACGATCAGGGAGACACAAACAAGGACGGAGCGGCAAGTCCTACAAATCCTCAGTATTCCGGAGACTCATTAAACGAGAGAACCATACAGGATCTATTATTTCTAGAGAACAGGGACAGGAAATATGCAGATGATATTTACATCGTGAGAGGGATTTACAATGTGCAAGATGCAGACTTCAACCTATCACAGTTTGGTATGTTCTTACAGAATGACACACTATTTTTAACCGTACACTTGAATGACATTGTTGAAAGATTGGGCAGGAAACCAATGGCGGGTGATGTTATAGAATTCCCGCACATGAAAGAAGATTATTCATTAGACGAGAGCATACCGATCGCATTGAAACGATACTATGTTGTGGAGGATGTTAACAGGGCGGCGGAAGGATTCTCACAGACATGGTGGCCACACCTGTTGAGATTGAAGATGAAGACAATGGTAGACTCTCAAGAATTCAAGGACATCATAGGTGATGCAACCACAACAGGATCTCTTGCCAGTTACATGTCAACATTCAACAAAGAAAAAACAATTAACGATCAAGTAGTTGCACAGGCAGAAGCAGATGCACCTAAGT